TCAGCCCTGAATCACCCCATACCCGTCATGCACAAACGGCTTGAAATCATCCTGGCGCGGCCCGCCCGGCTCATGCCGAATCGAACGATCAGTACCGAGCTTCTTCTCAGCCCTGAGCTGCGGCACCTCGGTCAGGTCATACGGCGTGGTCTGGTACACCCAGTTGAGCCAGTTGCGCCACAGCAGATTGGCGTGGGCGCGCCAGGCGAACAACGGTTCCAGCTTCGGATCGTCATGCGGGAAGTAGTTCTTCGGGAAGGGCACGTTGGTCATGCCCTTGGCCATATCGCGCTCGTATTCTTCGGCGAGCGTGTACTTGCCGTACTCCCAATGGCCGAGCGCGAACACTTCGGAGAAGTCACGCGTGGCGATCAGGCCCGGGCCGGACTGCGGCCCCCAAGTCAAGATCTGAAGGTCATGGTTGGCACGTACCTCGTTTTCGTTCACGCCGGCGAGGCGGGAGTGCGGCTGCAGATCAATCTCGTCGAAGCCATTGGTCAGGAAGCAGTATTCATCCTGCAGGTACTGCGGGAATACGCCGAAAATCTTCTCGGGGTAATCCACCTTGTGGATGCCGTAGCGGTAGTACAGTGCGCCCATCGCACCCCAGCACAGGTACATGGTGGAGAACACATGGGTGGAGGCCCAGTCGAGAATCGTCTTGAACTCGTCCCAGTAGTCCACATCTTCGAACGGCATATGCTCTACAGGCGCGCCGGTGACCACAAAACCGTCGTAATAGTTGTCTTTGAACGCATCGAGGTTTTCGTAGAACTTGACGAGATGATCGGCGGAAACGTGCGTGGCCTCATGCGTGGAGGTCTTCATGAAGTCGATTTCGACCTGCAGCGGCGACTTGGAAATCAGACGCAGCAGCTGTGTTTCAGTCTCGATTTTCTTAGGCATCAAGTTCAGGATCACCAGTTTGAGCGGGCGGACGCGCTGACGCTCCGCCTCGGGCTTCTCCAGAGCGAAGATGCGCTCCGAATCGAGGATATCTCTGGCCGGCAGGCCACTGGGGATCTTGATAGGCATGTTCCTATTATGTCAATATTCGGGATAACGGTTCAGGGCATTCCTATAACGGCCATTTATGGCGCGTTATTACCCCGACTCCGACTCCGCCCCAAACCCCTCGCTGCGTGAGCCAATTCACGTTTTAAAACCGCGGGAAGATGACGCGACACGCCGATGTTGACTTTCTGGAATCTGCACCTATTGTAGATAGAGCTGTCTGAGAGACAAGCCGACGCGGGGTGGAGCAGCTCGGTAGCTCGCTGGGCTCATAACCCAGAGGTCCATGGTTCAAATCCATGCCCCGCTACCAATTGACCGCCGTTCCCGGAATCACCGGGACGGCGGTTTTTCATATATTCAAGCGCCTTCGCCGGCGTCAAGTCGGCATCAAGCAGCGCCATCAACGGCAGACCGAAGAACTCGGCAGCAGCGCACGTCTCGTCTATCGTCCAGTTGGCTTTACCCTGAAGCCTAGAGGCCATGGACTGAGGGGAAATACCCATAGCCTTCGCTAGATCCTTCTTCATTAGGTCGGTATTTCCAAGAATCATATTCGCGTTCATCGCGACCACATCTTGCCTACGCAGTTTCGCGCTTGGCTGCATTTCAATAGTCATGCCATCCATATTACTACGGATTTCACGTAGTACACGGCGTGTCTTCTATGTTATAGGGTTAATCTTTGCTTCAGTACTTCACCAAATCTTTAGTGCTGAAAGTCATTCAATGATTACCAATCTACGCAAGCTAATGAGGGCTAACCACCTGAAGCAGCGCGACATAGCCGATGTGCTGGGCGTGTCCGAACAGGCCGTGAGCGACAAGTTTCACGGCCGTACCAACTTCACCCTTAAAGACCTCTCCAAACTCGCGGACGCGTTCGACGTGAGCCTTGACTACCTGACCGGACGCAGCGATTACGCGAAGCCCTTGGAGGTGGCGGAATGACGATTTTTGCGGGTGCCGTGTTGCTGTTTGTTTTTTGTGCAGGCGTGTTTCTCCTTGGTGTTGGCGGATACATCTCTGTCATCTGTTTTCTTGAGGACGATTGGCTGTATGTCGTTTATGGCGTGCTTGTGGGCTTGACGGGGTTGTTGATTGCATCTCTCCCAGTGGAGGCCCTTGTCTCCGGGGGTGTGTCATGAGGTGGTCAGCCTATTCCCCCGCGTATTGCGTGGTATCCGTTGGTGTCGAGCCAGTTGATTGCATAATCGAGCGGGTCCCCGTCCTTGGGCTGCATCGTCGCGGGAATTGTTCTGCGCTGTGGGGCGCAGTCCGTGGTGTTTTGGAACAATTCGCCACAGCGGTACTTCATCGCTTTTCGCATTTTGCGGGTGGGCTTGGTATATTGCCGTATTCGGCTGGGCAACGCGCTGGTGCCGTCCAGCTGGAATCTGTCGATATGACGCACAGTGACGTCGTTATGCGTCGCGTAGATGACCACCACGTCCTCGGCGTCGCCGGTCACGTATTCGTTGAAGAATTCTCCGGGCATAAGGACGTTTCGAGGCATGTTTGGATCGTTGACATTCCCGGCGGAGTAAGACTCACATCTAAACCATATCGATTGGATGAGCACACCGGTTCCTCCGACGTTCTGAAATCGTATTGCGGTGCGTGGCGATCTCTCCGCTATTCTTCCGACATTGAGCATCCCGTCCATGAGACGGTCGCGGTTCCGCTTCCATGTGCAGACGGCCACGCTGAAGGATATCAGCGCCGCTATGGATGCCAGACCATTTGCGATATTCAACGCTTCTTCAATCATGATTCTTCCTTCCTCCGTCATCTGCGACGGTTGGTTTTTTGTGCGATTCCCAGCTTACGCATCCGGGGGAAGGAACCTTTTTCCAACCGTTCGACCGATGGAGGTTGCCGTGGATAGTCGCATTCGGGTTACCCGCGAATCTGCAGAGTATTTCCGTGTTCGTCTGCTGGGTTTCTACGGGCCGCATGCCCACTTGGACGTAATCATCACCGCCGCTGATTTGCGGCAGTGGCGCGACAAGATCGATGAGGCTCTACAGGAGGTGGACAATGTCGGTGTTTGACCCGGAATCAAGTCATAACCGTTTCTGGGCGGTCTTGGAGGATTTGCGCGATACCGACGACCCGTACCAGTTCGGTATCTACATCGATTTCGAGGGCAAGACGCTTGTCATGAACGGGCTGAGTATGGGCGACATGGTGACCATCAACCGCGAGATCGCGCAAGTGATTAGGGAGGCGAAGCATGCACGGGCTTTATAAGGGCGTTCTCACGTTCTGCGCGGTGTTCGTGGGTTTGATTCTGGCCGTCATGGGCCTGTGGGCATTGGTCGGCGTCGCCTGCCTGTGTGCGGGCATGGTGCTGGCCGACGTGCCGGAGCGCGTGTCCACCCGTCTGAATCGAGGCGATCGTGAGGGTGTTTAGGAAGTGCTGCCAGGCGTTGGTGCTGGTCGCGGCGGCGCCGTTGCTGTTGGTTGGCTTCGGAGTGTGTCTCGCGGCCGTGAATCTTGGCGATTGGCTGAAGGAGGAATGATGCCGAACGGTGAACTGGGATATGTGTTCAAGAGCGCGGTGACGGCCAATGGTTGCCTGATGCTGTGCATCACGCCGCACGCGCGGCGTCGCGACTTCCACAGCAAGGTGTACGTGTTCACGGCCGACGAGGTGCGCGCGTTGATCGAGGCGCTGGCCGTGATGCCGGACGGGCCCGAGTAGTTCTAGGTATCTTTAGACGCCTCTAGGCGTTCGTATGCGTGCCCGACGCTATCGGGTCACTGAGAATGGAATGGCTGTGATGGCGCGTATGGCTACGCCTAGCCCTACCTATGCCCCGCTGTGGTGGCGGGGAGGCCGGCCGCATTGCAACTGCGGTACTTGCGAGACTAAGAGGTTGCCACCGACCCTATCCAGCCGCTGGTAAAGGCGGAATCGGGCAGCACTACCACGCGATTGTGTGGGGCTGGATTTGGGGACCATTCCCGGCAGGCTTCGGCCTGCTCTTGCAATCGACGGCCGACCGACCGAAAGCGAGACCCATTTGAGGATTCTCGGCCGAGATTTCGCGTTGCGCGTCTCGGCCGAGAATTTTCGGGTCTTGACCTCTCCAGCCTCACTCCCAAAAGGGACATGAGAAACCAACGTAAGGGGATTACGGATTATGAGTAGAGCAACGTTCGAGAACATCACGTTGAAGGACGCGGGTATCCGGTTGCTTCCGAAGCTGAACGAGTTCGTCCGGGCGAGGAAGACCACCGAGAGCTTTCTGGTGACCATCGAGCAGATCGCGCGCTGGGCGGGATTGACCAGGCGTAACGGGCGCATCGATGATAACCAGGCGTACAGGATGATGATGTTGGCGGAATGTCCGGCCTCCAAGGTGCGCCGTTACGGCATGAGATGCTGGGACGCGCGCGAGGCCATGCAGGCGTTGGCGAAGTGGACCGGCCAGTGGGCGTGGGTGGTGGACTGATGGTGAGGCATCGGCCTTCGTTGGCGGAGGCTTTGAGCGTGTGGGCCAGCCCTTATGACGCGGCCGAACTGCTTGAACAGTTCAGGAACGCGGTGGTCTCACTGGCCGAGCAGCAGAGGACCGGGCTTCCCGATTCGGCGCGCGTGCTGGACATACTGCAATTGCGCAAGGGGACCGAGCTGGCCGCGCTGGGCGGCGACTGGCCGGCCATGGGCGTCAGGCTCGTGGGCGGCGCGTGGACGTTGGACGCTCGCCAGTTCGACCTGTGGGCCCAAGGCCAGATAAGCATATTCCGGCGCAGGGCCGCGACCGGCCGGACGCCCGCGTCTTCGGCGTCGGTGCAATCGAAGCTGAATCTGTTCTAGGAGGGGCTTGTGGGCAGGTATATGACCACCGCCGAGGTGGCGGAACTGTTGAACATGAAGACCGATACCGTGCGCAAGTGGCGGCAGACGGCCGGACTCGGGCCGAAGTGGACGCGCTGGCCGGGGTCAAGGGTGATCCGCTACGAGCGTGCGGACGTGGAGAGGTGGCGGCATGCCGGCGAGGAAGGATAGGCAGCGGGTCCCGCCGGCGATAGCGGCCGTGGTGATCGAGCGGTGGGGCAACGAATGCTGGCTGGACATGCCGGGATGCCGCCACGTGTCGGACACCACGGACCATATCGTGCCGGACCGTGCCGGCGGGCCCACGATACCGGCGAACCTGCGGCGCGCGTGCAAGCATTGCAACAGCCTGCGCCAGGACAGGACGCTCAACCATTACGGCGCGAACATCCACGCGGTGATAGGACCGCCCGGCGGCGGCAAGACCACCTACGTTGACCTGCATCGCGGGCCAGGTGCCGTGGTGCTCGACTTCGACGGCATGTGCTCGGCGCTCACGTCCGGCATCGGGACCGGGCACGAGCCGAGGCAGTGGGTGAGGGACATGGCTACCGGTATGTGGTACGGGGCCTACCGGCACGCGGTGCGCGTCACCGAGCCGATAGACGTGTGGTTGGTCAAGACCATGCCGAGCACGCCGCGCAGCCCCCGGCTGTTGGACGAATGGATAAGCCTGGACTATGACATCATCGTGTGCGACCCGGGCAAGGCCGAGGTGATGGACAGGCTCGAAGCCAGAGGCGGGGACGTGCGGGGCGAACGCCGCGCCGCCGCGCAATGGTACCGGGCCGGCATCAGCCAGGACAGGATCGATGCGAGGCTCACGGCCCGGCGTTCGAGGCTCGCGGCCCTCGGACTCGCGACCGGGGCCGCCACGGCCTCGGACTCGCCGGAATCGGCGCGGCCGGGATGGTGACCGTCTCGTTTTTTTATGGACCGAACCGACGGAACAGCCCGCGCCTCACCGTTTTTGGTTCCCCACAAATCAAATAAAAAAGCCTGAAAACAGGGACGGAACCCCTGAAATCAGGCTGGAAATTACTTCAAATAGGGAATATACACGATTATTGTGATTGGAGCAATTTTCTCATGGCCGGTTTCGAGGGTTTGGAGGACGCGGGGCTGGTGAAGGGCCCGCAGGAGAAGGCGACGGAGACGTTCATCACGGCCTACCGGGAAGGCAAGGAATCCAACCCCATGGCCGATTTCATATATTCATCGATGCTTTCCATCGCCAGGAACATCGACGTGCAGAACGCGCGTGGCCGCGAGATAAGCCGCAACATGACCTCTCTGCTCGGCTACATCCAGCAGCTCGAAGCCATGTACGAGGGCGTGGACGACGACGAGGAGCTGGCCGGGCTTTTGCAGGAGGCCGCACGATGAGCCACGAACGGCCGCCCGAACTGCGCCCCCGCCACGCCACCGCGAGGAACCCCGAACGGAAGACCGACGGCGCTCTTGTAGCCAGGTTCAGCGAACTGCTCGGCAAGCCGATGATCCCGTGGCAGCGCCAGGTCATCGACGTGATCAGCGAGATAGACCCGGCCACGGGCACGTACTGGTACGACGAGCTCGTGCTGACCGTGCAAAGGCAGGCGGGCAAGACCACCATCACGAAAAGCTACGACGTGCGCAACGCCCTATGGGGGGCCGACCGCCAGACCTGGTATCTCGCCCAGACCGGCAAGGACGCCAACGACCAGTTCCGCGACTTCGTGAAAAGCTGGAGGAAGAGCCGGCTTCGCAGGCTCTCCAGACCGCCGCGCATGTCGAACGGTAGCATGGCCCTAGAGTTCCGCAACGGCTCGCAGATACGGCCGGGCGGCGCGACCGAAGCGGCCGGCCACGGCGTTCAGGGCGACCTGATCAACGTGGACGAGGTATGGAGCCTGAGCAAGCTCCAGGCCAAGAACCTCAAGGACGGTTTCATCCCCACCACGACCACACGCCTCAAGCTCACCGGCGTGCGCCCCCAGATATGGTGGACCAGTACCGAAGGCAACGGGGGAAGCGAATACCTCAACGACCGCCTCGACCGCCTGCGCGCCGGCGACATCCCCGACCGCACCGCGTTCTTCGACTTCGGAATCCCCTTCGACGCCGACCCCGAAGACTTGGAGACCATATGGCGCTACCATCCCGGGGCCGGCCACCTGTTCGACTTCGCCCAGCTCGCCGAGTTCCGCCAGCAGTTCGACGACGACGCCGAGGGCTGGGCGCGAGCGTTCGGCAACATCCGCGACGACGGCATCACCGAGCGCGCCATCGATTCCGTGCTCTGGCACGACACCCTCGGACCCGTCATCCGGCCGGAGCGCGGGCTCAAGGTGTGTTTCGGCGTGGGAGTGGCCATGGGGGCCACCCGAACCGTGCTCGCCGCTTGCATCGGCCGCGACGGCAAGCCGCCCGTCGTGCAGATCGTGCAGGAACTCGACGGCACCGGCACCGCGCCCGCCCGCCTGCTCGAATTGCAGGAACGCTACAACGCGCCCATCTGCATAGACCGGCGCGGCCCCTCCGCCGCCCTGGCCGACGTGCTCGCCCGCGAACTCGACCCGGACACATGGGAGCCGGTCTACAGGCTCACCGACATGAGGGCCAGCGACGCCGTCACCGCCCCACAGTCGTTTCTAAGCGCGCTAGAGCAGAAAGGCGTGGCGCACGCGCCCGACCCCATGGCCGACGAACAGGTGTGCACGGCGGCGAAACGCAAGAGCGGCGACGCCTGGCTATGGAACCGCACAGCCGGCGACGTGAGCGCCATGGAGGCGATGACCATGGCCTACTGGGGATACACTCACATGCCCGCATGGCAGGCGGACGACGTGCAGGTCTTCTAGCGACATGCCGCAGGATGCCGCTCAATGCCGCTAGATGCCGGACCATGCTGGACAGCCACGGCCGTCATGGCCCATATTGGGCCGCATGAACCCCATCAAGCGCATCCTCGAAAGCATGGCGCCCGCCTACCGGGCCGCCACCGCTTCGGACGGCCCGCTGGCCACCCCGCCGGCACGCGAGCCCGCGGACCGCGACGTGATGCACTTCTCCACCGTGTTCCGCGCGGTGCAGGTGCTTGAGACCAGCATCGCGGGACTTCCCATCCGCGAATTGAAGGACGGCGTGGAGGTCACGCCGTCCGTGGTCATCGACCGGCCCGACCCCAACCGGTACCGCAGCGAGTTCGTCAAGCTCACCGTGGGCGACATGATCGTGCGCGGCGAGGCGTTCTGGCTCAAGCTCCGCGGCCTTGACGGCACCGTCAAGGGACTCAGGGTGCTGCCCGCCTCGCTGGTGAGCATCACCGACGCGGCCAACGACCTCGCCAACCCGCTCAAACGATACGGGTATCTGGGCCGCGAATACCAGGACGCGGACATTCTTCATCTGCCGTTCGTCAGCATGCCCGGCCGCCTGCACGGCATCGGGCCCGTCGAGGCCGGCCGCGCGGAGATCAACGGGGCCATGGACGCGCGCGACGCGAAGGCGATGTGGTTCGACGAACCCGCCCAGCCGTCCGGCATCCTCTCCACGGACAAGATGATCAACGACGAAATCGCCACCAACACCAAGCAACGGTTCGAGAAGAACATGAAGGGCGTCAAGGTCATCGGCGGGGGCATGACCTACACGCCTTTGCTGCTCAGCCCGGCTGACATGCAGTATCTGGAAACGCAGAAGTTCGACACCACGTTGCTGTCACGCCTGTTCGGCATCCCCCCGAAGCTCATGCTCGCCGAATCCGGCAACAGCATGACCTACAGCAACGTGGAACAGGAATGGAGCCAGTTCGCCGACTTCACCCTGGACGCCTACGTGCAGCCCATGAGGGAGGCGCTGTCAACCGTGATACCGCGCGGCCACGTGGTCGAGTTCGGCTGGGACTCGTTCCGCCGCTCCGACACCAAGACACGCATGGAAACATACAAGACCGCCATCGAGGCGGGAATCATGACCCGCGACGAGGCCCGCGCCCGCGAGGGCCTGCCGCCGCTCGGGGAAACCCCACAGGAAGGAGCAACGGGCAATGAGGCATGAAATCGGATTCAGGGGGCTTCGGCTCACCCGCGCCAGTGAGGACGACGGGCGCACCGTGGAGGGAATCGCCGTGCCGTTCGGCGACGTGATCGACGTGTGGGGCCAGCGCGAGACGTTCGACCCTGACACCGTGTTCGACGGGCTCGACACCGCGAAGCTCTACTACCAGCACAACCAGCTCATCGGCAGCATCACCCATGGGGAGAACCAGCCGGACGGCCTGCACATCACCGCCCGAATCGCCGACACGCAGCTTGGACGCGACGCCGTGGCCCTGCTTGACGAGGGCGCTCTCGACTCCCTGTCTGTGGGATTCGTGCCCATCGAGGACTCAAAGGACGAGGCCGGCGTCATCCACCGCCGCCGCGTCCGGCTGCTCGAGACCAGCCTCGTGAGCTGGCCGGCCTACGAGAACGCGAAAATCACGGACCACCGAAACAACATCAACCAGGAAGGAACACCGACCATGACCGACACCGATCACGAGAAGTGGGCGAAGGCGCTCGAAGCGCTCAACGCCCGCCAGGACGAACAGGCCAACACCCTGCGCAGCATCGAGACGACGCTCACCAGCCGTCTCGAACCGCCGGCCGCATCCTCTCCGCTGAACGCCTACCGCACGCAGGGCGACCTGCTCAAGGCGCTCGTGTCCGACGACCAGGGCAAGGCCGAGGCGGCGCGCGACGCCTACCGCACGCTGCTCGAACGCGACTACACCGGCGCGACCGTCTCCGCCACCGACCCGCAGCCCACATGGATAGCCGACCGCATACGCATCATCGAACAGAAACGCAAGGTGGCGACCTTGCTCACCCACGAGGCGTTGCCGGCCGAGGGCATGAGCATGAGTTACCTCGTGCTCAAGACCGACACCACGACCGTACAGAAACAGGCCAAGGAAGGCGAACACCTGCCCTACGGCAAGATCGAGTTCGGCGACGAGTCCGCCGTCATCGACACCTACGGCGGCTACGGCGACCTGTCCCGCCAGATCATCGAACGGGCCTCGGGCACCTACCTGAACACGTACATGCGCGCCCTGACCGCGGCCTACGCGCGCGCCACCGAGCACGCGGCCCGCACCGCGCTCTACGGTTCCATCGCCGCCATCGCCGACGCGGACAAGCTCGCCGCGGGCAAGACCGCCGCCGACATGAAGCCCAACGACTGGGTTGACCTGATCGTGGACGCCGCCGCCCGGTTCGACGACGTCAACGCGAACCTCGACTACATCGGCGTGAGCGGCGACGTGTTCAAGCAGATCGCGCACCTGACCGACGACGGTAATCGCTTCCTCGACGTGTCCGGTCAGGGCACGGACACGCTCGGCACCCTCGACCCCGCCGGCATCACCGGCCGCCTTCTGCGCCGCGACGTGCACCTGCTCGACGGAGCGCCCAATGGCACCGCCGTGTTCATGGACCGCACCAGCGTGACCATGTGGGAATCTGGCGGCGCGCCCTTCCAGCTCCAGGCGGACAACATCATCAACCTGACCCGCCAGTTCAGCGTCTACGGCTACGCCGCGTTCGGCACCACGTTCAAACAGGGCATCCTTCCCGTCAAGTTCACCGCCTGACCGAAAGGAACATAGATTATGGCCGAATACAAAGTGCAGCTGCCCGCCGTGGGAGACCCGGCCGGCCCCGACGCCATCGCCTCCATCATCGCCGCCGAGAAGACCGCGTGACCATGGCCGACGACACCGACCAGCTCACCGACAGGCTCGCCAGGCTCGCCGGCACCCTGGACGCGGACGACCGGCCGGCCCTGTCCGAAATGCTCAAGGCCGCACGCGCCTACCTCGCCCCGCACGTCAACGGATACGAGCTCGCGGACGCGCTGCTGGAGGATATCGTGCTTTCCGTGGCCCTCGACCTATGGCAAGCCAAGGACGCGCGCAACGGCATCGTCGGACTGACCACGGACGGCGTGGAACCGTACCGGATCAGCACCGACCCGCTGCGCACCGCATGGCCGAAACTCCGCGCGGCCGGCATCCCCGCAGGAATGGGGGTGTCATGAGCGTCTACGACGACATCAACGCGGAACTGGCCGACCGGCTCGCCGGCCTGGGCGGCATCGTCTCCCAGGTCACCGACGACCCCACGCTGGTCAAGCCCACGCCCGGCAAGGCCAGCATCTGGATAGAACCGCCCGACTACACGTGGGACGGCTGGGCACCCCACCCGCCGGAACTGACCATGAAACTCATGGTCGTGGCCGGCACCCCCACCACCCAACGCAAGGGGCTCGAACTGATCATGAGGGTGCTCGACCTCATGCACGCCGCCGACATGCCGCTGCGCTCAGCGACGGCCGCCGGCTTCAACCTCGCCGACGCGGGCACCCTCGCCGCCTACGAGGTCACACTCAACACCATCTGAAAGGAACAGAATCATGGCAACCAAGACCCGCCTGCTGGGCCCCGGCTCGTTCACCATCACCGGCAAGGACAATGGCAAGGACTTCAGCGCCGACCTGACCAAGGCCCAGATCAACCCCAGCAACTCAAGCGACGACCCCACCAACTACCTCGACGGCTCGCAGGAGACCAACACAAGCACCACATGGACCTTCGAGGGCACCATCAGCGACGACTTCAGCGAGTCCGGGCTCGCCGCCTGGTGCTTCGACAACGCCAACAAGACCCTTCCGTTCGAGTTCATCCCCAACAAGACCGGCGGCATCAAATGGACCGGCAACGTGACCATCACTCCCGTGGCCATGGGCGGCGACGTGAAGACCAAGAACACGAACGACTTCAGCTTCCCCGTCACCGACCTCGCCCACGCGCCCAACACGCCCGCCACACCGACGACCCCGGGCGCGTGAGCCAGGCCGGAAAGGCCCTCATGGTCGTGGGCCAGAAACGCTTCGTGTCCACCATGCGCCGCGCCGGCGCGGACATGAAGGAACTCAAGGAAGTCAACCGCCAGGCCGCAGGCATAGCCCTGCCCGCAGTCCAGGCGCGCACGCCCAGGGGCAAGACCGGCAAGCTCGCCCGCACCGTGCGCGCCGGAGCCACCCAGAAGGCCGGCGTCATCCGAGCCGGCCGCAAGGCCGTACCCTACGCGGGCGTCATCAACTACGGCTGGCCCGCCCGCCACATCCGGGGCCGCCAGTTCGTCAACGAGGGCGTGGCCGCGTCCGAAAGCGCCTGGCAGCAGCCCTACAAACAGTTCATCGACAAAACACTCAGCCAAGTAAAAGGAGCATAGATCATGGCCGTCGCCATCGCGAAAGTCACCTACACCGACAAGCACACCGACGAGGCGGGGCTCACGCCGCGCGTCATCACATCATGCGAGGAACACGCCCAGAAGGAGGGGTGGGCCCCCGGCGAGGCCAGCGAGATGCGCCGCTCCTATTACCTAGCCTACCTCGCCTGCCGTTACGCCGGCAAGACCACGCTCCCATACCCGCAGTGGCTCGACCAGATCGAAACCATCGAGGTCACCCAGCCCGGGGATTCGGGAAACCCTACGGCCTAGCCGAGTGGCCCGAAGACTCGCTGGGCCTCCTGTCCTTCATCCTCGCCCGCCGGTTCGGCGGCACCCCGTGGCAATGGAGGAATGAGGCCAGCGAGCTCGACTGGGGCACCGGCATACGGCTGCTGAACGAGGAAACGGAACGCATGGAGGAAGGAGAATAATAATGGCCGGACACAGCGCCATCATGTCGGTGAGAATCACCGGCAACAGCGACGACGCCGTAAGAGCGTTCTCCAAGGCCACCAGCAAGGCCGCCGCGTTCGGCTCGTTCATGGGCGGCATGGCCGTGAAGGGCGTGACCGCACTGTGGGACAAGCTCAAGGGGTTCACCAGCGCCGTGATGGACATGTCCGACAGCACGGACAAGTTCAAGCAGACCATGGGCTTCGCCGGCCTGGACACCACCGCCATCGACAAGGCCACCAAGGCCACGCGCGCCTACGCCGACAGCACCGTCTACGACCTGTCCACCGTGCAGAACACCACCGCCCAGCTGGCGGCGAACGGCATCAGGGACTACGTAGACCTGACCGAGGCTGCGGGCAACCTGAACGCCGTGGCCGGCGGCAACGCCGACACGTTCAACTCGGTGGCCATGGTCCTGACCCAGACCGCCGGCGCGGGCAAGCTCACTACCGAGAACTGGAACCAGCTGGCCGACGCCATCCCCGGCGCGTCCGGCAAACTCCAGGAGGCCATGAAGGCCAACGGCGCGTACACGGGAAACTTCCGCGACGCCATGGCCGAGGGGCAGATCACGGCCGACGAGTTCAACCAGGCCATCATGCAGCTGGGCATGAGCGACGTGGCCAAACAGGCCGCTTCGAGCACCGCCACCATGGAGGGCGCGCTCGGCAACCTCGAGGCAGCGGTAACCGGCGGTCTGACCGACGCGTTCAACGTGTTCAAACCGGCCGTGACCTCCGCCATCGGCGTCGCCTCCGAACAGATCACCACGTTCAGCGCCAAGGCCACCACCGGCCTCAAGGGCGTGATCGCGCTCGTCAGGGCCGGCGACATCAGCGCGGACCTGCGCGCGGCGTTCAACATCGAGGAAGACAGCCCGATAATAGACTTCCTGCTCACCCTGCGCGAAACCGCCATAGGCACGTTCTCCACCGTCAGGGAGCAAGTGTCCGCGTTCCTCGCCGCGTTCCGCGACACCGGGCCCGCTCAGGCGGCGGCAGACATATTCTCCTCCGTATGGGACGCATGCAAGAGTCTCGCTGGCGCGGCCGGCGACCTGCTCGCCCAGTTCGCGCCGTTGGCCGGCTCCATGGGCGGCGCGGTCGGCGCGGGCACCGCCCTTGGCAACGCCTTCAACGGGGCCGCGTCCATCATCGGCACCGTGTCCGGCAAACTCAACGAGTTCAGCGGCTGGGTGTCCGCCAACGCGCAGCCCATCAGCGCCGCACTGGCCGGCATCGCCGGCGGTTTCGCCGCGTTCAAGACCGCCAGCATCATCAGCTCGGTGGCCACCGGCCTTCAGGCTTTCGCCAAGGCCAACAGCGCTGCCAGCATCGCCCAATGGGCTCTCAACGCCGCCATGAACGCCAACCCCGTCATGATCGTGGTCACCGCACTAGGCGCGTTGGTGGCCGCGCTCGTCTGGTTCTTCACCCAGACCGACACCGGCCGGGCGCTCTGGCAGTCGTTCATGGACTGGCTAGCCCCCGTCTGGCAACAGGTACAGGCCGCGTGGACCGCCGTCTGGAACTCGATAAGCGCGTTCCTGACCAGCACGTGGAATGCGATAAGCGGCGTGGTACAGCCCATCATCAGCGGCATCGCTTCGTTCATTCAGTCGAACATGGGCACCATCCAGGCCGTGTGGAACGCCATATGGGGAGCCATCAGCGCGTATATCGGCGGCGTGTGGAACGGCATCCAGATCACCGTGCAAACCGCCATCGGCGTCGTGCAGGGCATCATCAAGACCGTGACCAGCCTCATCCAGGGCGACTGGTCCGGCGCGTGGAACGGCATCAAACAGATTGCGTTAAGCATCTGGAACGGCATCGGCGCGCTCATCGGCAACGCCATCAACACAGTGCGCAGCATAATCTCCTCCGTGCTCAGCGGTATCGGTGCCATCTGGAACGCCGCATGGAGCGGGCTCACCAACGCCGTCAGCGGCACCGTGGGCCGCGTCATCAGCTACGTGTCCGGCCTGCCCGGCCGCATCCTCTCCGCGCTCGGCAACCTCGGCACCCTGCTATGGGACGCCGGCTCAAGCATCCTCGAGGGTTTCCTCGACGGCCTGAAATCCGCGTGGAACAACGTTACCGACTTCGTCGGCGGAATCGGAGACTGGATCAAGGAACACAAGGGCCCGCCCAGCTACGACAAGGTGCTCCTGACCCGAAACGGCCGCTTCATCATGCAGGGCCTCGCCAAGGGACTCGGCCAGGGCTTCGACCAGGACGTGCGCCGCACCATCGCCGGCATCAACCGGCGCATGGGCACCGTCAACCTCGGAGCCAACGTCACGACGGGCACCACGCCGGCTTCGGGCGCGGCCACGCAGGTCACGAACATCAACGTGACCATCCAAGGCAAACTGCTTGACAGGGAGGGTACCGCCGCCGAAATCCTCAAGCTCCTGAAGCAGTACCAGGACAGGAGGGTCTAGATTATGCAGATCGCTTACATGTTCATCGACTGGGGGGCCGGCTGGACTCCGCTCAACGACCACACGCGGGACGTGGCCGCGCTCGACTCGCTCAGCATCCGCTGGGGCACCGACGACATCACGGAACAGACCGAACCCTCCGTGATGAACTTCACACTTCACGACCGGACCGGGTGGCTCACCGGCCGCGCGCTCACCCTCGCCGGCGCGCAGATCGTCTTGCAGGTCAGCGGCCAACCCACATGGGGCATGCTCCGCACAGACCAGGGCACATGGGCCCAACAGACCGGCACTCTCGGCAGACTGCACCAGACCTACACGCCGCCGGTCCCCGACTCGCCGCAATCCACCGCCGTCACCCTGTTCCATGGCATCGTGTCCACGGGCGGCGAAGCCACGCCCCATCGGGCCGGCGGCTGGAAACTCGCTCTGAGCGCGTCAAGCCGCATGATCCTATGGAAACGCATGCAATCAGACGGCCCCACCAGCAGCGACGCCCGATACACCGGCCTGCACTGGGTAGGCACCGGCGGCGAACGCCTCGCGGAACTCAACAAACGCGCCCAAACTGCATCCGCTCCCACCGCCGACCCGGCCGGGCTTACCCCCGTGGCAGCGCCCGCACCATACGCGGACGACAACCCCAGCCAGCTCGACCTGCTCCACCGTCTCTTCGCGCACCTGTCCGACTGGCCCATCTGGTACGAATACCCCGACCGGGACACCAGCCGCATCAGCTGCATGACGTTCGGCAGTCCCGTCATCGTCGGCATCACCGACACCGGCCGACTCACCGTGGCCGGCGACACCGGCGAAACCTTCGACGGGCTCGACGCCGCCGACATCATCACCGACGACGGCAACACGCTGAGCATCCCCGAACCCTACACGCAGATCACACTGCACGGCAAAAGGGCCAAGGCCAACAACGGAGCCCTTCAATTCGACCCGGCCGACACCACCCTAAGCGATCGGAACCTTCTACCCGCGAACCTGACCGCCACACAGAAAAGCATCACCATCGACACCGACGCCGTCACCAGCGACGAAAGCGGCGGCGTATGGTCTCGCGGCGGCGGCGCCATCTGGCAACCTGACGACACCGACCGCACACAGATCGCCACGCTGCTCGAAACCATCGACCGACGACTGCGCCCCGAGACCGCCATATTCGACGGCCGGAAACTCGACCCCGCGGTACACCCCCGCCTCTACATCACCGCCAGCAGCGGCCCCCTCGTCATCCAGGGCATGCTCTCATCCAACCTCGCGGGCGACGACGGCAAGCCGGCCACGGGAGGCCCATGGGCCAGCATCGGCGGCACGCTCACCTACCAATGGTCGAACAACCAGCCGCTGCTGCACAACGAGGTCACCCTATGGCCGCTACCCACAGTCGCCGCGACCGCGACCACCTGGGCAAGCATGGGCGCATGGCCCGCCACATGGAGGCAATGCGCGCTCACCCTCGCCGAGCTCTCTCTCATCACCCGCTACCAGCAACCAACCACCATCACGGAGGAACCATGAAAACCACACCCATCTACGGCCTGCCCTACATCGAGCCTGCCGACCTCGTGTCAAGCGCGCCCGCCCAGTTCAAGACCATGGCCGAGGGCTTCGAGACCGCGCTCAACGAGGTGGACAGCCGCAACACCCCGGCCGGTGTGAAACCCGTCATCGCCACCACATTGGAAACGTTGGCCGGCATCACCGGCGTGACCGGCCAGACCGGCTACGTCACCGCCGACCCCGCCGAGTCCAACAACGGCCCCTACTGCTGGACGGGTAGCGCGTGGCTGCGCTACGCGACCATGAACGACATCGCTGCCGTCACGGCCGCCGACCCCGAACCGGTCAAACTCATCGAAAACACCTACGGCACCGTCACCGGATACCGTCGCGGCAAGACCGCCACCATCAGAATCTCCTGGAAAAGCTCGGCTACGGGCTCGTGGAACAGCGGTACCTTCGGCACCCTGCCCGAAGGCTGGCGTCCCCCGATGGACCTGAACTACTCCTACGGTGGGCGCGACGGTGCGAACCAGAAGGCCATCAACATCCATGCGGACGGATCCATGACCTACAGCAACCAGGGCGGCACACAATCCAACAACGCGTTCGGCTGCTCCATCACCTACGCGATCGCATAAACACAAGAAAAGGAGAAGAACATGGAGAAAACCGAGATCGCGGCCCTCGCCATCGTGGGCATCCTCATCGCCATGGACTACATGACCGGCCTGCTCAAGGCCGCCATGCAGCACGACATCAGCAGCGAGAAAATGAGGGAGGGCCTGTGGCACAAAAGCGGCCTCATCCTGGTCATGCTCCTCGCCGAGGTCGTCGAACGCGGCCAGCAATACCTCGATCTCGGCTACGGCGTGCCCCTCATCGTGCCCGCCGCTGTCTACATCAGCATCACCGAAATCAGCAGCATCCTCGAGAACATCGGCGAGATCAATCCCGACATCGCCGCAGGCCCGCTGCTCAAGCTCTTCCGCAGCAAACGCGACGGAGGCGACACCCAATGACCGGTTCAAGCCTCGCCACATGGCGCGGGTCGCCAAACCACTACAACGGCCGCAACGGCTACCGGGTGGACCACATCACCCTGCACATCATGGTCGGCACCCTCGAATCCTGCGCGAACTGGTTTTCGCTCCCCCAATCGCAGGCCGCAAGCCACTACGGCGTCGGACCGGACCGGATCTACCAGTTCGTGGACGAGGACAACGGCTCTTGGGCGGATGCGAACATGGCCAGCGACTGCTCGGGCATCACCATCGAACACCAGGGCGGCATTGAAGACGTGCCCGTCACCGACGCGGAAGTGGAACTCTCCGCGCGCCTGTGCGCCGATATCAGCCGCCGCTACGGGCTCGGGAGGCTCGTTCACAACGGACTCAGCGGCAACGTGTACCTACACCGCGAAATTCCGGGCACCGACCACTTCGGCTGCCCGGACCGCACCGTCAACGGCCTGCCCGTTGACCGCATCATCAACCGCGCAAACCAACTACTAGAAGGAGACACAGACGTGGTAACACAGCAGGACATCGCCGCAATCGCGGCGGCCGTATGGGGCTACAACTACAAGGGCAGCGCGCCCGGCGGCAACATGTACAACAACCTCGTCTACGAGGTGCCAAAGCGCGTGGCCGGCGAGGTCGCCACCTACACGTGGGCCGACAAGGACGGCCACGGCAAGCCCGTAGGAGGCAACCTCTACAACCAGGCGCGCCAGACCGCGCTGACGGTCATCGAGCTCAAAGCCCAGGTCGCCGCGCTCAACGCGGCCGTCGAGGCACTGGGCAAGAGCATGGGAGCCGACCCCGAACAGATCGCCAAGACCATTCAGGAAACCGTCAAGGCCAAACTCGGCGCCCTCGAAATCAACGTCACCGCCACAGCCGCAGACGCAACGGACTAGGCTCCCAGGATAACCGCGTCCAGCGCCTCACGCAGCCGCGAGTCAGGCATGGCCACGTATATCTGCGTCGTCTCGACCGACGCATGACCGAGTAGACGCGCGACCAGGAACAGGTCGTGCGTCTGCTCGTAGGTCTTCGTGGCATACCGGTGGCGCAGACTGTGGCAGCCCCACCCGTCCGGCAACAACCGTGATATGTGACGGTTCACGTAGCTCTGTTCGACGTGGCCTCCCCAGCGGCCGGGCAGCAGCCAGCCGCCGCAATGCTCGATGGCGTCGGCCAGATCGTCCGGCAGCGGCACGATACGCTGCTTATCGCCCTTGCCTGTAATTATCAGGCTTTTACCCAGCAGGTCGTCCATCACGTCACGGCTGTTCACGCGGGCGATCTCCGCTCGTCTCAGTCCGCATTCGGCCGCCAGACGCAGCATGATACGCTCCAACGGGGTCGCCTTGTGCAGGGCGGCGATGATGTACCTGTCAGGGCACGGTCGCGGTTTCGGCTTCGGCCGACGCACCACCGGAAGCAGCTCGCTCGGATCGTCCGCCCTGCGGCCGCTCTCGTGCAGCCAGCGGAAGAACGACACGTAGGTTTTGCGGTAGCCGCGCCGTGTCTCGGTCTTCCACGCCTGGGCGGACGTCCAGCCTATAAGGTCTTCGGCGGTCACCGTCATCGGTGACAGGCCGATGCATCTCGCCGTGTGAGACAGCTTGTTGCGCCGGCACCTCACCGTCTCGTCGCTGAGACCGGCGGCGCGGAGCGCGTCAAGCCAATGGTTCATGTCATCCCGCCACTGAGCAGGGGGCAGCTCTTGTTTTTGACTCATGGCACATCATCGCACCACGGAATCACGCCGCCAGCATAAAATCGGATAATCGGGCCGCATGGATTTGAACCGTGGACCTCTGGGGTTCTGCAAGGTTCCCAGAGGTCCACGGTTCAAATCCATGCCCCGCTACGAACGTGGTTATATGGCCGCTGATTTCGGTACCGAAATCAGCGGCCTTTCCGTTTACCGTGGCGATATGGATGAAAGGCGATCAGGCAGCTACGGTGCCCAGGGAAGTCGGCGATCATAAACGTCTCGTCATTTTCATCGCGGATCTTCAGTTGTCTAATCCACGGGAGGCGACAGGCGTGAAGTTTCTCAACGAAGCGGAAGCCGGGCACAAGTCGTATGTTACGATCGACTTCGTGCCCAGCTCCCGTTCTTCTGCTCAGAAGCGGAGTGTGGTTCACCATCCAGCCGACATCATCGGCATCATGCCGCAGCGGGTCAACGTATCGGCCAGCGCATCGTCCAGTGCTTGA